AGAGTCACTTGATAAAGAGTTATCAGAAGCAGTTGAGTCCAGAATGGACGAAGTTGTTGAGAACGTAGACAAGTATCTCGACTATGTTGTTCAAGAGTGGACAAAGGAAAACGAAATTGCAATCGAAAGTGGTATTAAGGTTGAAATGGCTGAATCATTAATGAATGGTTTAAAAGGTCTTTTCACAGAACACAATATTACTGTTGAAGGCGAAAGCGTTGACATTGTTTCAGAACTCGAAACACAAGTTTCAGACCTTGAAGCAAAGAGCAATGAACTCGTAAATGAGAACATTGACCTACAGAGAGAAATCTCATCTTTCAAGGCAGAAAAAGTATTTGACGAACTTTCAGAAGGTTTATCTGAGAATCAGGTAGAGCGTTTGAAAGTATTGTCTGAAAAGCTTGATATTGAAGATTTAGAGTCTTATACCGAGAATCTTCAAGTAATTAAGGAGTCATTCTTCTCAAGCAAACCAGCTGTGGAAACACAATCTGATTTACAAGAAGAAAATGACGAAATTATTCTAGATGAACAGGAAGTCGTTAAACCAGCTTCTGATTACACATCTATTAATGCTCTTGTAGAGGCATTCAATCACAAGAAAAAGAATAATTAATTTTAACTTGGTTTATTGTAAATTAAATTAAATTTAATATAAGGAGATCCAAATGGATAACTATACAAAACTTGTGGAAAAGTGGAGCCCTATTTTAGAGCACGAATCTTTTTCACCAATTAGTGACCAACACAAAAAAAGCTGTAACAGCTACTGTGTTGGAAAACACTGAAAAAGCTTTGATGGAATCTGGCGATCTATCAGCTAACATGACTTCACTTCTAAGTGAAGCATCACCTACAAACGATGCCGGTACTGGAGGTTTCTCTGGTTTATCTGGTAACGCTGCTGCAGGTCCTGTTGCTGGTTATGACCCAATCCTAATTAGCTTAGTACGTAGAGCCGTACCTAACTTAATCGCATACGATATCTGTGGTGTTCAGCCAATGACTGGTCCTACAGGTCTTATCTTCGCAATGCGTGCAAGATATGGTTCACAAGGTGGAGCTGAGGCTTTATTCAATGAAGCTGATACAGACTTCGCTGGAACTGGTACTCATGCAAACACTTTACCAAATGCTAATACTCAGTTAATTACAACTGGTACTGGTCTTGATACAGGTGACGCTGAGGCTTTAGGTGATGGCGTTGGTGCTGACTATGCTGAAATGGCATTCTCAATCGAGAAAGTAACTGTTTCTGCTAAGACTCGTGCCCTAAAAGCTGAGTATACAACTGAATTAGCTCAAGACCTTAAAGCAGTTCACGGCTTAGATGCTGAAACTGAATTGGCTAACATCCTTCAAACTGAAATCTTAACAGAAATCAATAGAGAAGTTGTTAGAACAATTTATACAACATCTGTAGTTGGTGCTTCAAACACTGCTTCTGCTGGTGTATTCGACTTAGACGTTGATGCAAACGGTAGATGGTCTGTTGAGAAGTTCAAAGGCCTTATGTTCCAAATCGAGCAAGAAGCTAACGCTATTGCTAAAGGAACAAGAAGAGGTAAAGGAAACATCGTAATCTGTTCTTCAGACGTTGCTTCTGCTCTTCAAATGGCTGGTGTACTTGACTACACACCTGCTCTTAACTCTAACTCTTTAGAAGTTGATGACACAGGCAATACTTTTGCTGGTGTTCTTAACGGAAGATTCAGAGTTTATGTTGACCCATTCGCAGGCGGAAACTACTTAGTAGTTGGATATAAAGGATCATCTGCATTTGATGCTGGATTATTCTATTGTCCTTACGTACCATTACAAATGGTTCGTGCCGTTGGTGAAAACAGCTTCCAACCAAAAATCGGTTTCAAAACTAGATATGGTATGGTTGCTAACCCATTTGCTCAAGGCGATGTTTCTTCACAGGGACTTGGTTCATTGGCAAATAACGTCAACAAATATTACAGAAAAGTTAGAGTCACAAACTTATTCTAAGGTTGTACACTTACTGAAAAGTAATAATAAAAAGAGTTTAGGTTCACTAAAC